TTTATAGTCCATCAAGAACTCCAGATGAGGTTAAAACACCAGATTTTAAAATTTCAACAAAATTTTATAGAACTGAGATTGATATCAAGTGGGGTAGATTAGGTGATACGGACGAATATTTCTGGCAAACCTCCGAAGAACGGAAAAATAAATAACTTTTTACCAAAAATTGAGTCAAAAACAGTTATGAACGCCTTGCAATAGGTAATGAAGATGAATATTTTTGGAAAACAGCATAAGAACGGGATAGCAACCCCGTAAAAAGTTCTGATTTTAACGAATCAGGAGCACAAAATGACCAAACAAGTCGATAAAGATGAAAATTTTATGAAAAATGAGTGGGGAACTCATTATTTGTCAAGTGAATATGGTTGGGAAGAGAAAATTCAGAAGCAAAAAATGCTTCGTGAGATAGCAAACGATGATTTAACGCCCAAAAAGCACGATTTTTTTCATCAAAATGAAATTCATGAAAAAATTCGCAACGATGATGACTATGATGACTGGGATTATGGCACAGAACCACTCTATGAGGTCAAAAATCCTTAATAAATAAGGTAGAATTATAATATTCAATGCCTCTAGAAAGGGTTAGTCAAGGTTTTAAAGACGTAAGTATGTCATTTCAGATTAATCCTCTGACGAATGACTTGATTGCTTTGACTAATGCTACTGCCATTTCTCGTTCCGTGAGAAATATCGTATTTACTAGTCGTGGTGAGAAGTTTTTTAACCCAGAATTTGGTTCTGGGGTGAATAGATTACTCTTTGAAAACATGGATGAGTTGACTGCGGCAAGTTTGAGAGATGAAATAGCAAGCTCTATCGTTAATTTTGAACCAAGAGTTTCTCTTTTAGATGTTATAGTAGATCCACTATATGATGAGAACGCATTTAATGTCACAATTTCTTATAAGATAATCGGTGCAGATTTACCAGCACAACAAGTAGAATTTATTTTGCAATCAACTAGGTAAATGCCATTAACAAATTTTACAAATCTGGACTTTGACCAGATAAAAACAACTCTTAAAGATTATTTAAGAGCAAACTCAAACTTTACAGACTATGATTTTGAAGGGTCTAACCTTTCATCAATTTTGGATGTATTGGCATACAATACCTATATCACTTCATATAATGCAAATATGGTTGCAAATGAAGTGTTCATTGATAGTGCAACTCTTAGAGAAAACGTCGTATCACTTGCTAGAAACATTGGATACGTTCCACGTTCAAGAAAGGCATCAAGAGCAACTATTAGTTTTCTAGTTGATACAACCGCAGAAACTCAAAGAACGGGTGTTACACCAACTGCAATAACACTTCATAGAGGACCAGTTGCAGCAACGTCTTCTTCTTTTGGTAATCAATCGTTTATATTTTCAATCTTAGATGACATAACAGTTCCAGTAGTTAATAATATTGCGGAGTTTAATGATATATCAGTCTATGAAGGTTCTTTATTAAACAGCACTTTTACATATTCAACTAGTAATCCAAATCAACGATTCATTATTCCAAATATTGGAGTTGATACTTCTTTACTTTCTGTTAGTGTAAGAGGCAACAACCCATCAGCACCTTTTGTAAAATATGAACTAAAGGAAGATATATTTGATATAACATCAGATTCAAAAACATATTTCTTACAAGAAATTGATGGTGAGAGATATGAAATATTATTTGGAGATGGAATATTTGGAAAAGCTCTTGAAGAAGGTGACTTTATTGATGTAAGATACATCACTACAACAGGACCAAATGCAAACGGCGTTAATCAGTTTGCATTCTCAGGTAGACTAACTTACACAAGAAACGATGTTGAAAATATCATAACATCGGGTATATCTCTTGTAACAACTGGTCTAATCTCAAGTGGTGGCGATGTCATTGAACCAGTTGAATCTGTAAGAAAATATGCACCAAAAGTATATGGAACTCAAAATAGAGCAGTGACTGCACGCGACTATGAAGTACTGATTCCATCCAAGATATTCCCAGAAACAGAAGCAATAACAGTTTTTGGTGGAGAGGAACTAATCCCCCCACAATATGGAAAAGTTTTTATTAGCATCAAACCAAGAACTGGTGATTTCCTTCCAAATATTATTAAAGATGAAATCAAACTAAAACTGAAGAAGTATGCAGTTGCTGGTATTCTTCCAGAGATATTAGATCTAAAATATCTTTATATTGAAGCAAACTCAAAGGTTTACTACAACACAAACTTTGCATTATCCACTGAACAAATTTCTAGCATTGTTCAATCAAACGCAAGAAAATATTCCGAATCTACGGAACTTAATAGATACGGGGCAAGATTTAAATATAGTAAGTTTCTAAAGATAATTGATGATAGTCACGAAGCAGTAACTTCTAATATCACGACTATTAGTATGAGAAGAGATGTAAGAGTTTCTTTAAACTCTATTGCAGAGTATTCTATTGGGTTTGGCAATAGATTTCATATTAGAAGTTTTAATGGATACAATATTAAATCATCAGGATTTAGAATACCAAATGTAGATTCTGTCGTATATTTGTCGGATATTCCCAATGCTAATGGAGAAACTGGATCTATATTTTTCTTCACCGTTCCAACAGTTACTTCAAATGTTCCAACAATAGTTTCTCAAAATGTTGGAAAAATTGACTATGTGAACGGAATTGTTACTTTAAACCCAGTAAACATATTGGATACATTAAAAACTAGAAATGGTAGTCCTACGATTGAAATATCAGCAACTCCCCAATCAAATGATGTTATCGGATTACAGGATTTATATTTGCAACTAGATATTAATAGCAGTGTTTTTGATATGGTTGTTGATAGCATATCATCCGGTTTAAATCCATCAGGATCACAGTATGTACAGTCTTCAAGTTACAGTAATGGGAACCTAGTAAGAATATAATAAAAATGACAGAAACAAGAATTCAGTTTAATCAAATCGTTGACAATCAAGTTCCTTCTTATGTCAAAGAGGAGTTTCCTTTAATTGTTGAGTTTTTATCACAGTATTACTTAGCACAAGAATTTAAAGGAGCACCTATTGATTTAATTCAAAACATTGATAGGTACGTAAAACTAGATGAGAATGCAAGAACATTAGATAATCCCAAACTTGGTTTAAGTATAGATGAGTTTGAAGAAACTATTACTGTTTTATTCGATTCTGAAGATCCAAAATCTTACTCAGGAACTCAAGGATTTCCAGAGTCGTATGGTCTTTTAAAAATTGGTAATGAGATAATAACATATACAGGGAAAACGCAAAACTCATTCACTGGATGCATTAGAGGATTCAGTGGAATAGAATCATACTCAAAAGAAGCTACTGCTGATGAGTTAGTTTTTTCATCCTCTCTAGCTGAGAGTCATTTTGTTGGTGATGAAATTATTAATGTTAGCGATTTATTCTTAAAAGAATTTTTAAAGAAAACAAAATATCAACTACTTCCTGGATTTGAAGACAGAAATTTCTATTCAGATTTAAACGAAGCTCTTTTTATTAAGCAGTCTAAAGATTTTTACGCTGTTAGAGGAACGGACGAATCTTTTAAGATATTATTTAAAGCTTTATACGGAGAGGATGCAAGCATCATCCGACCAAAAGACCATTTGTTTAGACCTTCAGATTCTGAATATAGGGTAACAAATGATTTGGTTGTTGAACCAGTTGAAGGAGACCCATTAAACCTAAAGTATTCTTACTTAGTTCAAGAAACATACGGAGATATAATTCCAGAAGGTAGGGGTCCTATTGCCGATGTTAAAAAAATAAGTTCAGATTATTATCAAATATCAGTAGACTCTGGATATAACAGAGACATTTTAGATGATGGATCCGTTTATGGAAGATTTTCAGTTCATCCAAAAACCAAATGCATTGGAAACGTTAGTATAGGTGCTACAACAATAGACGTTGATTCTACAGTAGGATTTCCAAATTCTGGAGAACTGTATACAACTTTTGATGATAATACAGTTGGTGTAGTTTCATACACTTCAAAATCGATAAATCAATTCTTTGGATGCTCCAATGTATCAAAACCAATTCTAGATACAACATATGTTGGAGTTAATACTTATGCATATGGAATCACTTTTGATGATGAGATTATTAAAGTACGTATAACTTCCATATTAGATACATTAAATATCGTTGATGATACTTACGGATTATCAGAAAACGCAGAAATTAATATCAAAACTCTTGGCGTCAATCCAAAGGATTTGAAATCAAATAATTGGATTTTTAATAATGCAACTTCATATGAAACTCTACCACCAAGAATATTAAACGTACAAAACTTCACCTACGAAATAACTACCAAAAAAGAACACTTGTTCAGAGTAGGTGATAGTGTATTATTTGTATCATCTTCAGGATCTCAAAGTGTTGGGACAATAGAAAATGTAAATTCTGCAACTTCTTTTGAGTCTTCTGGGCAGGGACAACTTAATACGTCTCAAGAATACACCATTAAGAGACTTATTAAAAAGGGAAATTCCACAATACATCCATCAATAACAAAATACAATACAGATATTCAAAATATTTACAAGATAGAAGATGATACTCTAGTTGCATCTTCTTCTATTCCATCTTATTATGGACAAACTCTAGATCCAGAAAATAATTCTATTACATTTGGTGGAGATTTTATTGGAGATACTTTTAGAATAACAACAAATACTGATCATGGATTTTACACTGGAGATCTAATTTACTACACTCCAAAAAAACAAGTAACAACTACATTAAATCCAGATACTGGAGAAACTATAAGTACAGAAACAGTTACTTCATCTTTATTTGGAGATAACTCAGAAGGTCTTTATTATGTAAAAAGAGTAGATTCAAATAATATTAAACTATCGAAAAGTAAATCAAACATATACAATAACGTTGTAAGTTCTGATCCTACAGAATCTTCATATATGGTGATAGAAACACTAACCACAGTTAGTGCGAATAAAATTGAAAGATATAATTTTATAGGAAAAACTTTAGATCATCAAAAACTGTTTAGAGAAATTAAAAAACCACAAAATGATGGATATTATTATGAGACCGAACCAGGAAGAACTGGAATCTTGATTAATGGTGTAGAAATACTAAACTATAAATCAAAGGATTATATAAGTTATGGTTCTGTTAAAGAAATTGAGGTTTTATCTGGTGGTGCTAACTATGATGTTATAAATCCACCAAGAGTAGAAATAACTGATACAAATGGGACAGGTGCTGTTGCTCACTGCACTGTAAGTGGAGTTTTGGATGAGATTAGAATAATTGATCCAGGATTTGATTATACGGAACAACCAACTATCAGCATAACAGGTGGAAATGGATCGGGTGCTGTTGCTCAAGCATCTTTGTCGTTAGTTGATCATCAGTCATTTTTCTACGCAGATCAAAATAGTGGTCAAGTAAGTTTAGCTTCATCCACTATAGGTTTCTCAACTTATCACAAGTTTAGAAATGGTGAAAGTGTAATTTACAAAACTGATGGACAGCAGGCAATAGGTGGATTAAGCACTGATGCAACTTACTATGTTTCTGTACAAGATTTTTACACTATAAAATTACACAAAACTCAAGAAGATGCCATTGCAGGAGTTAACACTGTAGCGTTGTCTTCTTATGGAAGTAACAAACAAAACTTTAAATCCACATCCAAAAAATCTGTAATACCAAGTATTAATATTTTAAATCCTGGTTTTGGATACCAAAACAAACAAAGAACGGTATCTTCATCTGGAATTAATACATACACCAATACTATAGAAATTGCAAACCATGGATATGAATCCGGAGAGCTTGTTAGATATATTGGAATACAAACAAATACAGATACTCTAATTGGTGGAATATCTACCAATACAAACTATTATGTTACAAAGATTGATAATGATTCCTTTAAACTATCTCAAGTAGGATCTGGAGACTATACTCCAACTTTCTATTACGAAACCAAACAATACTTAGAACTAACTTCATCGGGCGTAGGAACTCAATCTTTCAATTATCCACCAATAACAGTTGAAGTTAATGGAACTATAGGAATAGCATCAACTTCAACATCAACATTTAAAGCTGTAGTTCAACCACTCTTTAGAGGAGAAGTAACCTCCATTCAAGTTTCTTCTGGTGGAACAAACTATGGTTCCGATATTATAAATTTTGAAAGACTCCCAGACGTAACTCTTACTGATGGAAGAAATGCCCAGTTTACTCCAATAATCAATAATGGAACAATAGTTGAAGTTCTAGTTGATAACGTTGGATTAGATTATTTGGCACCGCCAACACTTACTATAACTTCAGAGACGGGAACTGGCGCTATATTAACCCCCATTTTGAAAAATGGATCCATAACAGAGGTAAAAGTTATTAGTGGGGGAACTGGATATATTCAAGGTGAAACCATAATAAATTGCACTACTCCTGGAGAAGGAATTGAAGTTAGACCAATTTTGGACAAATGGAATGTAAATCTTTTCTATAAGAAAATTCAAAACATCACTCCAGACGATGGAGTTATTGAAGAAAGTTCCAAATATGGTTTACAATACACGCATCTCTATGCTCCAAGGAAACTTAGAGAAACTATTAACCAGATTGATACCAAAGGAAATAAAATTTATGGTAGAACTGATTTAACAAAAGTTTCTAATATTGAAACAGATTCAACAAATCACTCACCTATAATAGGGTGGGCATATGATGGAAACCCAATATACGGTCCTTATGGATACGCAAAAAGAAGTGGTGGCACTCAGATAACAAGAATGAAATCTGGGTATATTGCAGAATCTTCTTTAAAAGTAAATAGACCTTCGTTGGCATCTTTCCCAGAAGGATTTTTCGTAGAAGATTACACATTCTATCAAAATTCTGATGAATCATTCCTAGATGAAAACAATGGAAGATTTTGCGTAACTCCAGATTTTCCAAATGGAACTTATGCATATTTTGCAACTATAAATCAAGCAGCAGAAAGCAGTGGAAACTTCTTTAACTACAGAAAACCAGTTTTCCCATACTTGATCGGCAAATCTTTCAGATCAAAACCAAATACTTTTAATTTCTTATCATCTTCAAACCAAGATGATTGTGATCTAACAAAAACAAATTGGAAAAGAAACACATATTATTACAATCTAATCAATGGTAGTTCTTCATATGAATATGTAAATATTCCAAATCATCTTAAGCAAAAGAGTGTAATAACATCAGTAGATGGTGGTAAAGTAGAAAATATTGATGTTATATTTGCTGGTGATGGATATAAAGTTAATGATAGGTTAGTTTTTGATGAAGAAAATACTTCCGGACAAAACGCAAATGCTATTGTCTCTAGAGTAAAAGGGAAAACAGTACAATCTGTCAGTTTTGCATCTAGTATTATTAATAATGTTGAGATTTATCCAGGGAAAGTTTTAGGAGAATATCAACTCATATGTGAAAATCCACATCAATTTAACAATTTAGATAGTGTTTATCTATCTGGATTCAATACAACATCTTTATATTTGAATGGATATTACAATATTGGAATATCTACTATAAAATATTCTCTACAGTCTGGAATTTCTACTGCTTCTACAACAGGTATTATTACCAGTTTCTATATTTCTGGAGATATTTCATCACTAAGAGATAATGATATTGTATCAATTGCAAGTTCTGAAGGAACTGAGCAAATAAAAGTATTGAACGTATATCCACAGGAATCAAGAATCAGAGCTATAAGGTCAATAAATGGAATTGGAGTCTCTCATTTTGCAACGGATATTATTACTAAAAACAATAGAGACTTTACAATCAATTCTGGATTTAAGACATCTTACGATTATAAACTTAATAAACAATTATACTTTAATCCAGTAGAGTCAGTTGGACTTGGCACAACTTCTGGTGTTGGTATAACTAGTTCCCTTTTCTTTGATTCCATAGAAGATTTATCTCCTATTGGAATAGGAACGAGCACAAAGTCTATTATCTACTTTAAAAACTCTAAAGATTACTTTAAGTACAACTCTGGTGGATATGTAGATATCGTTAATGCAACATCTGGTTCGTTTAATACGACAAAAAGAAAGATAGTTGCAATAGGAGAAACCACAGTAACATTAGATTTTGACACCAGTTCTTTATCTGGAGTTGGAGTAACCGCTTATTTAAATAGAAGAAAATTTGTAGAGATCCCAACAAAAACCATTTATATTCCAAATCATGGATTGGAAACTGGTGATAGAGTAATATATTCTTCCAATGGCGGAACCTCACTTGGAGTTTCTACAACTGGAGTTGGTAGCACCAACTTAGTGAATGGTCAAAGTCTATACATTGCAAAAATTACAGATTCTTTAGTTGGAATAGCAACAGTTCAAGTTGGTATAGGATCTACTGGAGTTATTTCTGGAATAACAAGTGCAACCAGTTCTTTAAGCACCCTATATCTTGTTGGATTGGGGACGAATGTTTATCATAGCTTTACAACAACTTACCCCATTTTAAAGGGAACAGTTTCAAAAAGTAAAGCAATAGTTTCAACAGCACAGACTCATGGTTTAAAATATAATGATAATGTTTATGTCTCAGTAAATCCATCAATATCAACTTCTTTTTACGTTAAGTATGATGACGCAAATAGAAGATTAGTAATCAATCCACGTAGTTTTACTTCTGCTGAAGTTAATACATCAACTAATAGAATAACCATTAACGGACATGGTTGGATAAACGGACAAAAAGTTATTCATACAGCAACCTCTCCTTCTGGTGGACTTCAGAATAATAAAATTTATTATGTAAGAGTTGTAGATGAGAACACTGTAGGATTAACAACCAGTTTCTATCAATCTCAACAAAATTTCCCAGAACTTATTGATATTACAAGTTCTGGCGATGGAGTAATATCTCCAATAAATCCACCAATATCTTTATATAAGAATTCAACTATTACCTTTGACTTGTCAGACTCTTCTTTATCATATATTTCCTTGGGTGAAAAGTATTCTGCCTTTGATCTCAAGATCTTTGTTGATAAAAATGAAACTAACGTATTTGATTCCTCTGAGGAAAGTAGACTATTTAATATTTCAAGAGTTGATAGAGTTGGAATAGATACAACAGCAAAACTTATTCTCCAAGTTGACGAAAATCTACCAGAAAATCTATATTACAATTTAGAACCAGTTTATACAAACGGTATTTCTTTACCAGAAACTAAAGAACAAATTATAAGAGATATTGAAGTATTTGCAAATAATAATTTGCAAATAAAAGAAAGTGCATATAACGGAAAACAAAAGATTATCAAAGTAACTGATAATACTTTTGAATATCAGTTAAATGTCACTCCAGAAAAATCTTCTTATATCTCCAGTGAATCTACAATTTCTTACGAAACAGACTCCATTTCTGCTTCTAGCAGTGGAATCGCTAAGATAAAAATAATAAATGGAGGTGTTGGATACAAACAATATCCAGCAGCAAGTGTTGGAGTAAGCACTGGAAAGGGATCCGAATTTGATGTATTGAGTAAATCTATTGGAAAGGCATCCAAGATTGAAATTCAAGATATTGGTTATGACTTTCCATCAGATAACACTCTGAGTCCCAGTGCCCTAGTTCCACAATTAGTTAAAATAGAAACATTATCTTCTTTAGATACTATTGGAATAACTTCTGTAGGAAAGGGATATTCAACTTCGCCTAGCCTGTTACTATTTGATGGTAGAACTAATGAGATAGTTCCCGATGTTGACTTACAGTACAACTTGGGAGATAGTCAAGTAACTATCCTAAAAAATACGGTTTCTCTTTACAACGAAACTCCAACAATATTACCAATACACAATTCAAATGGCGTTGGCATTTCGTCGGTTGGATTTAATACAACAACTAAAGATGTAACTGTTACCCTATCTGTCGGTTTTAGCACACAAAATAGTTTCCCATTCAGTGTTAATGACAAAGTACTAGTTGAAAATATAGGTATTGTTGGTTTAAGTACTAATGGTATTGGTATAGGATCAACAGGAAAAAATTATAATTCCGAAAACTATAACTATCAACTATTCACATTAACCTCAGTAACTGAAAACTTAGGTGGAATAGGTAGTGTAACTTATAACTTGAGTGAATTTTTAAAAGATGGCGAGTCTCCTGGCGTTTTCAACCCAAATACTTCTTCCGGAAGAATTATACCAGAAAAACATTTCCCACAGTTCAATATTACCTTAACTAAAGGAAACTATATTAAAGGAGAAACAGTACAATCACCATCTTCAACAGGAACTGTTCACGATTGGGAGTCAAGAACAAATACTCTCACAATTTCTTCAAATGAATACTTTAGTGAAAATGAAAATATAACAGGACAAACTTCAAAGGTTGTTGGTGTTTCTTCGCAAGTAACTGCTTTTGACTCCTTCTACACAACTTCAGCAAAGAGTCAAATTGTTTCTGGTTCAAGACTTGAATCTGGATATTTGAATAATAATGAACAGGTTTTACAAGATGGAAATTATTATCAGAATTTCTCATATTCTATCAAATCCAAAGTAGATTTGGAAACCTGGGATGATGTTGTTGGTATTCTAAATCATACTTCTGGATACAAGAGATTTTCAGATTACACCATTGAATCATCTTTCAATGATGATAAAAATCTAACCACAAAAACACCAGAAGAAGGATCTGATATTCAAATCGTAACGGATTTAGTTTCTGTAGTTGATTTAAATTGCTATCCAGACTTTGATCTTGTTGGAGAAAACTCCATAAAATTATCATCTGGTCTTTTATCTGACAAAATCACTTTTGGTGGAAGAATTTTAAGGGATTACTTAGAATCTATTGGAAATAGAGTTCTATTAATAGACGATATAAGTGGAGATTTCAACAGTAACCCAAGACCAACAAACTACTCGGCTGTAGATAGATTCTTATTGAGTGATGGAAGAGTCCAAAAGTATGTCACTTTTGTAAGAGATAGACGGTATACGTCAGAAAGACAACTGATGCTTGTTACTTTATTACAAGCAAATTCTACAGGATATTTGAATCAGTATGCAAGAGTAGAGACAACTTATGACTTAGGATCTTTTGATTTTTCAATAGAAGGGTCTGAAGGACTTTTACTCTATTATCCAACAAGATATACTGTCAACGATTATGATGTAACAACTTTAACATATAGATTAAATGATGGAATAAGTGGAACTGGATCTACAACATTAGGTTCTTGTGCTCTCATAGAAACAGATAGTACCTCAATATCTGGTCAAACAACAATTGTCGGTATCTCAACAGCATACAGATCTGCAAAAGTATTAGTAGAGATTGATTCTGATAATTCAAACTATGAATTTGACGAGTTAAATATTCTTCATGATGGAACTAATGTAGATTTACTGGAATACGGACAACTAACATCACATTCATTGACTGGACAGGCATCTAGTTCTGGTCTTGGAACTTACTATCCTTACATATCAGGTTCTACACTAAAAGTAGACTTTATTCCAAATACAGGAATTGGCACAACAGTCAATGTAAATTGTTTATACATTGCACTCGCTGATAGTAATTCTACTGGAGTTGGAACCACTACCTTAAATCATTCTCTTATTGAATGTCGTTCTACTACAATAAGTTCTTCTGGATCACCAACCGCTGTTGGAATTGCTTCTTACAAGTCGGTAAAAACTGTTCCTGCAGTTTCTACTACTGATGTGGTTTATCAGGGTGTTTATGGAATTGTACAAGTTACGGATAAAACTAATAACAGATATCAACTATCAGAAATAGCTATAGCAGACTTTGATTCCTCAACTACAACAATTACTGAGTTTGCTAATTTGGATACTGGAGGAAATCTAGGCACCATTGATGCAACAGTTAGTGGAGAGTACACCACAATAACATTTACTCCACTTGCATCAATTGATGTTGAAGTAAAAATATATCTCAATGCTATGAGATATGAAGAATCTGAAGAAGATCTAATCAACTTTAATAATGGTTCAATAGAAACTGCATATGGTTATTATACTGGTACAGAAAGTGATATTAAGAGACAATTTAATCTAACTCACAAGAATAATGACATTTTTGAAAGAATTATAGATCCATCAGATTTTTCAATATTAAATCTCTTTGAAAATACTATAAAACTTCCAAATCACTTCTTCGTAACAGGTGAAAAACTAGTTTATGATAATGGTGGAATAGATACTTCATATTCTATTGGAATCGGAACTACTAATATAACTGGATATGGATCTACTGATAGATTACCAGATTCTGTTTATGCTGTAAAAGTTGATTCAAATACAATAAAACTCGCCGGAAGTGCAGAAAATGCTCTAAAATCTATTCCAGAGACTTTAAACTTTGAATCTGTTGGAATAGGAACATCTCATACATTTACTTCAACAAACCAAAACGCCAAAGTTTTGGTTTCAATTGATAATATTATTCAATCTCCAATAGTTTCTACTGCACTAACTTCTAGATTAGCATTACCTCTGGCAGTATCTGATGATATTGCATATTTCACTGGAATAACATCTTTCTTTGGTGGAGACCTGATCAGAATTGATTCCGAAATAATGAAAGTTGAGGGTATTGGTATTGGTTCAACTAATGCAATCAGAGTACGTAGACCTTGGTTAGGCACAACAGTGGTTGGACATTCTAGTGATGCTTTAGTAACAAAAGTGGTTGGAAACTATAATATTGTTGACAACTATCTCAATTTCTCAGAAGCACCTTATGGAAACGTACCAGAAACATTACCAACGAATCCTCCAGACGAAAGAGATTGGGTTGGAATTTCTACTGGATCAAGTTTTAGTGGCAGAGTATTCTTAAGATCAGGAGTAACAAACACAACTAATGAAACTTACAGCAAAAATTATGTTTTCACTAACATATCAAACCAATTTACTGGAATAAACTCATCATTTATTCTAAGATCAAATGGTTCAAATGTTTCGGGAATTTTAAGTGAATCCATTATTCTCGTAAATGATATATTCCAGAGAAATGGACAAAAATATGATTATGTTCTATCTGAAGCAGCAGGAATTACAACTCTCAATTTTGTAGGTACTGCAAGAACAATAACATCCGATGTTGGTATTTCTTCATTCCCCAAAGGTGGAATAATAGTTTCTGTAGGTTCAACAGAAGGATTTGGTTATCAACCACTAGTTGCAGCAGGAGGAACTGCAATAGTTTCTCTTGCAGGAACTATTCAGTCTATTAGTATTGGAAATAGTGGATCTGGATATAGATCTGGAATTCAAACTAATGTCAGAGTTGGCGTTCAAACTCAGCCATCATCCATACAATTTGTCGGTGTGGCTTCTATAAGCAATGGTCACGTAGTTAGTGTTGCTATTACGAATCCAGGAACAGGATACACATCAACAAATCCACCAACTGTTGTCTTTGATTCTCCACTTTCTTATTCAAATATTCCTTTAGTTTATTCTTCGTCTTCTTCTTCTGGTATTGGAACAAATGCAATCATTGATATAGTTGTAGGTCAAGGTTCAAGTGTTATTGATTTTGAAATCGTAAACACTGGATTTGGATATGGAAATAATCAGATACTAACAGTTTCTATTGGAGGAACAGTTGGTATTCCAACAACTTCAGGATTTAAAGAATTCAAAATTACAATAGATGAGGTTTCAAATGATAAATTTAGTGGATGGTCTATTGGCGAATTACTAACTTTAGATTCTATTGAAGATCAGTTTGATAGAGAAAAGAAAGACTTTTTATTAAAAGTAAACACTGATATTATTTCTATACTTTCTTCGCCAGGATCTGGAATCAATGTTCAAGATAACTTGCTTGTTTTTGTCAATAGCATTTTACAAGTTCCAGGTGAGGGTTATTTATTCCCCGGTGGTAGTGTAATAACATTTGCAGAAGCACCAAAACCAGGAGATACTGCAAGCATTGTTTTCTATAGGGGTAATGGTGACAGTGATGTTATCTTTAGAGACGTTCTAGAAACAGTTAAAGTTGGGGATGAGCTGACTATTGGATATGATTCTTCTATTGGACAATCACCATTCTTACAAGAAAATCCAAGAACTGTTACAAGAATAAACTCAGTAAACTTGGTTGATACTGATCCATATTTTGGACCAGGAAATGCAGATGATGTTACTCTGAAGAGACCAGTTACTTGGTGCAAACAGACTGAAGATAAAATAATAGATGGACAAATAATCGGTAAAGATAGAGATTTGTATGAAGCGTCTATTACACCATCAGCATACATTATTAAAACAGTCGGTGTTGGATCTACTGCAATCTATGTTGATAATGTTAGACCATTCTTTAATGCCCAAAATGAAAATGATACGTCTTTAACTTTCCAAAATAGTATTACAATTATATCACAGGAAAATATATCTGGCGCTATAGCCACAGCAGTTGTTTCTGGTTTAGGGACAATTTCTTCTGTTGTTATCTCTGACGGTGGTGTTGGATATACAACAGCAATCGTAAGTTTTGGATCAACTGTTGGAGTTGATAC